CGATCGCGCCTGGGCTGCAATTCAGTGTCACGTCGAGCGGCACCGTCGACTGTCCTTCGGCCGCAGGTGTACCATAGGTAGCACACTCGACAAGCGGCACACCGAACGGATCACCGAATCGCAGTGTCGTGAATACTGCCATTATGGCACGTCGTCAAGGCTAGCATACGCGGGCCGAAAGAATATATTTGAGGTAACGGTACTGTCACCTGCTAGCACGCTGATGTTATTGATCCCAGGCTGCAAGAAAAAATCAGCGGTATTCGAGCCCGGCATAATGCCGCCCGAGACATCGCCCATGAAGGTCGACTGAAACGATAGGTTGTCAGGTGTGAATACCATGGTGATGGTTTCGCCCGGCAACATTGTAAGGCTTGTATAGATGGCCCTGCCGGTTGTGGTATTGATGATCTGGTATATACGCGCTGAGCCGCTTGTAGGGCCTGTCAGAACGATTGTAGGATACGATCGCGCTGTGCCTGGGTTGGTGACAGCGGTTGTACCGGCAGCGGTCGCAGTGCCGGTTGTATTGAAGCCGACATACACCGTACTATTAGAATCAATCGCAAGGGCATTCACCCGAGGTGTACCGGGTAGATTGATATCCGGCGAAAGAAATTGCGCGCCATTCCACAGCAGGAAGTTATCAATTGGAGTCACGCCGCTGGCAGTGAGAAAGCTATCGCCGCCGACATACAGCAGGTTAGTTGTTGGGCTATAGAGCAAGGCAAAAACTGCCGGAGTCCCGCCGCCCGGCGTAATGCCGGATGACAAAGGTTGCCACTCGACGCGGTTGGTACGACCGATCATGGATACTGCGATCGAGCCTGCTAGGGTGAATGATCCCCCGCCGTATAGATTGAATGCGCTGTCGAGTGCTAGAGAATAGGCAGGCCCGTTGAGCGTGCTGCCGACTGAGCTAAACGCGGTACCATTCCACTTTGCAATGATCGGCACCGCGCCCCCAAAGGTGCCGGTTGAGGCAGCATAAATATTGCCAGCTTTGTCGGCTACAATTGCGTTGACATCTGCGCTCGATCCAGTCGACAGGGCAGACCATGTGCCGGCTGGAGTCATCTTGGCAATACGGTTGGCTGCCACACCGTTGATCGTCGTGAACGTACCGCCAACGTACAGGTTGCCGTTGCTGTCAAAGGCTGCGCATGCCACGATGCCGTTGGCTGATCCGCCCGCTGTAATTGATACCCATGCCCCGCCATTCCAACGCGCTAGGTTGGCGGTATTCGCCACACCTCCAAAGTTAGTCGCGATATCCCCGCCCGCGATTACTTGACCATCCGGCGCAACTGCCAGAGTATACACCGCGTTGCCCGTCGAGCCTGAGCCCATGGCAGCCCATGTGTTGGTCGACGGTGTATAGACCGCGATATGATTGGTTGATCCTACGCCGCCCGCGCCTGTATAGGTGCCGCCCGCGTATATCTTGCCGTCGAGGCCCACCGCAATAGCCAGGACATTACCGCCCGTCATGCCCGTGCCAAGGGCAGACCACACGCCCGCGCTCGATCGTTGCACAATCGCGTTGGCATTCGACAGGCTTTGCTGCACTGCCAACGATGATCCCGACTCGCCATCGGCTAGCACGACGCCTAGATACTGGGTGAACGTGATAGGCGCAACACTGGCTACATGGTTGTCGGTTTGGCCTTCTAAGCCCCCTTGATACTTGCCAACCAGCCGACAGGTTGTGCTGGCTAGCTGATCGCATTCGTCGACCACCTCTCGCAGCAGCACAAGCCGCTGATCCTGGGCAACCAGATCGCGATCGAGCAACCGTGACAGGCCCCCGCGCTGCTGCCGCAGGCTCAGGTAGTTGCCGCTTAGACTCTCAAAGTTGCCCTGTACTGTAAACTGCCGACTGGGCTTGCGCGTATAGTCATCGTATCCGCCGTCTATCCTGGCATACTCAGTGCCGACATTTTGCGGCGGCGCAAGGCCCAGGCCGATCAGTGCTGTTAAGAAAAAGCCAAATTGCTTGAACGGTATCACCATGCCCCCCGCGCGTGTCTGGGCTGTGCGCACGCTGGTACTCGCATGCGGAGTCCCATTCCAATAATATGCCGGTGGATTCTGATTCGGTACTAGGCCCTGCTGGCTGCCGTCTATATAGGTGCTAACCGTTTCGCCCGCCGCTATCACCTCGACTTGAATCCCGTCGATATAGAATAGTGCGGTGCTGGCATGATCGAGCTTATTGATCACAATATTGCGTGTCAGCGTTGCAGTTTCGGTGTAATATATCCACTGCCACTGCCAACGGCCCGAGGCCACAAAGTCGCGCGATGATATCAGCACCCCGCCCGAGGTGTACACCGCGATTCGATAGCGCAGGCCCGGCACCGTGCCGCGAAACTTGCATGACACAGCGTAGGTAACACCTGATGTCATGGCCACAGCTTGAAAGGCCCCATCTGTCAGCGCGGCCGTTGGCGTGATAGCCAGGCTATAGGCCCCGTGGTATTGAAAGGTTGTTGAGCGCGCGACGCTGCCAGCTCCAAACGCTGTCCAGTTGGTGATATTGGTTTCTAAACTAGGGTTGGTCAGCAGGTTGGTACGCTGCACCGGAATGATCACATAGATTCGATCGTCGAGCGGATAGCCGCTAACAACGGGCGGCAGCGTAAAGTATGCACGTTGTTGCATCATAGCATTGCCGCCCTGGCTATGGCCATGCTATCGCGCATGACGGTTGGCGATTGGTTAGAATAGATCGGCATATTTAGGTTGGTGACATTGCTGGTTGAGACATTCGGCATAGTTGTTGTCGGGTTGGCCCAGGGGTTTGCCTGCGGCGTGCTGAGCATGGCCACTAGGCCCGAGAGTTGATCAACCATAGCAATCTGGGCATCGGTGAGCTTGAGCTTCGGATCAGACAGCGATTTTACTATTTCGTTTATCTGTCCTACTAATTGCATTGCCGGGCTTGTCTGCCCTGCTTGGTTGGCATTAAACTGGGCCAGCTCCGCTGTCTGGGCTGCATTGATCAGCGCCATCTGATTCTTGAGTCGCTCGACTGAATCGATCGACTCTTGCCTGGCAGCATCATCATTGATCTGGGCCTGCTGCGCTGCCTTGATGTCATTCTGCAATGACTCGCGCTGACTGTCTGTCAGATCGGCATCCAATTTCGCTTGAATAGCCTTGGCTGCGTTGATATCGGTTGTCATGTCTAATTGTTTTTCTAATGCCGCGCGTTGCTCATCCGTCAAATCCTGGGCTAGTTGCTTTTTTAGATCGGCTTCTTTCTTCTGATCTTCTATCCTTTGCGACTCCGCGTCGCGCGTTGCCTGTTCCTGATCTGCCAAGTCCTTTTGCAGCTTGGCATACTCTAATATCTGCTTGCTCTTCAGCTGATAATACTTTGCGCCTTGCGCCGGATCGGCAAACTGCTGCGCCTCGACAGCCGCTGCCTTGAGCGCGCCTTCGGTGTACTGTCGATAGATTGGCAAAACATCTTTGAGCTTGTCGAGGTTTGCAGCCAGCTGCCGATCGATCGATGCGGTTGCGCCAAAGGCGTCAGCTATCACGCCCTGCACCTGGGTCCCTATGTCCTTCATTTTGTCGAGCAACCCATCCATGAGCTCGCCTAGTTGGTCTGTCAGCGCGGGCCATTGTTCCTGAAAGCCTAGCATGATGCCCTGCACAGCCGACACACCAACCGGCGCAAATTTCATAGCAGGGCTGCCGCCGTCGATTGCGTCAATTGCCGAGCCGACCAAGCCGCCCATCTTCTCAACTATCCAACCGACAAGGGATGACCATGCGGCAGACAGGCCCGCTATGATACCGTCAACCACATCCTGCCCAACCTGGGCCCAGTCGGTTTGCGTCGCAATGTCAACCAGTTGTTTCCAGTTATTCTCCCAGAGTGTAACAATATCGTCGAGGCTTGTGTCAAAGATACCAGCAATGGCATTCAATATGCCCTCGACGCCCTCTTTAATCGCTGTCCATTGCACCTCTGCTATATGCTGTATATCTTTCCATGCCGCATCCCAGTCACCATGCAGCACATCAAGGGCTAGCTTAAGGACAGTCTTAATTGTTTCAAGGGCCCCGCTGATAATCGCGCTTACCGCATCCCACACGCCGCCAAAAATCTTCTGTATCTCGCTGCCATGCGCCTCGATGAATGATGCAATAGCTTGCAATACGGGCGGCACAATCGCATCATAGAGCTCTAAGGCTAGCGTAATGATGTCGATTATTGTATCCCATGTCGTTTGGAAGAACGCGCTGATCTCTGTGCCATGCGCGTTGATAAATTCTTGCACCTGCGGCAGAATGGCAGAGATGATCGCAAGATAGCCATCCGCAACGTCCTCGACAACCTTTTGCGCCAACTGCCACACGCCGGTTAGATCGTCGACAGCCCCCCCGAGCGACTCGGCCGATGCACCGCCCTGATCGAACCACGATACAACATCCTGCACCGCGAATACAATATCCTGTATTAATTCGCCCGGCAGGCCCAGATCGCTGGCTAGCAAGCCGATCGACTCGCCAAACTCACTTGACATCGCGCCGGCATCCGAAAATGCGCCAACGATGTTTTGCACATCATCAAAGAGCATC